GACAAGATGGAACTTGATTTCCTTCGTAAGCGCAACGACGATTTAGAGCGCAGATTAACCGCACAAGAAACACGCTCGCAAAAGTCTGACATCAATAATATTGACTCGCATTTACAGCAAGCCGTGAATGAAGTTCACATGGCAGAGCGTGTTATTGAAAAGGCTGTTGATGCTGGAAATGGCGCGGATGTAGCACAAGCGATTAGACTTCGTGATCAAGCTATTGCGCGTGCAAAAGAGATTAATCAAATCAAGTTGCAAGCAGAGCGTCAAAACGCACCGCAACAACCGTCTATTGATGAGCTTACCATGTTTCATGCACGCGAGTTTATGCAAGATCATAAATGGTACGATGCGACAGGCGATGATGAAGATTCTGCTGTTGTGTTGGCTATTGATAAGAAGCTGGCAAAAGAAGGATTGGATTCACGCACTGAAGAATATTGGGATGAGTTGCGTAATCGAGTAGAAAAAAGATTGCCACACAAGTTTGGCAGAAACGCAGGACGTACACCGCGTGGCGGTCCGAATGTTGGATCTGGTCGCGAACATGCGCCAACGTCAACACGAAAAGAAATTTATGTCAGTCCAGAACGTAAAGCTGCGTTGATTGAAGCTGGTGTTTGGGATGACGCGGTATTGAGAAGTAAGTATGTCAAGCGTTACGCTGAATACGACAGAAAGAATAAAAATTGATTTTTAAAAATTTTTTACTATATAATTTACACAACCGCTGAAAGGAGCGAGTCATATGACAACAACAGACGAACGCATTAGATCAAACAAACCCGCTGGAAACGATATTCGGACAAGTCGCACGATGAAAGATCGAGCCATAGAAGAAAATCGGGAAGTCACAGACGATGAGCGAGTAGAAATGTTCCGTCAACAATTTTTTAATTCGTCTTTACCGGATTTACCCAGTATCGATGGCTGGCACACTTGCTGGCTAACAACGACGAATCCAAGAGATTCAATCCACACGCGCATGCGTTTAGGTTATGAAGCAATTAAGCCGGAGGACATTCCAGGCTGGGAATATGCCACACTTAAAACAGGCGACTGGACAGGATTTATTGGTGTGAATGAGATGCTTGCATTCAAATTGCCAAACTCATTGTATTTTAAATACATGAAAGAAGCTCATCACGATGCGCCACTCCGCGAAGAAGAAAAACTTACGGATACCGCAGACTTTTTAGAGCAAAGCGCAAAAGCATCAAAATCACGTTTGTCTATTGGTGAAGGTAATTTGGAGTTGGGCGACGATAGAGAGGCTCTTTTTGACCTCTAACCAAACTAATTTTTAGGAGCTATTATGTCTACAACAAGCGCACCTTATGGCTTTAGACCTTCTTTCCACAACAGTGGTCAGATGCGTCCAAAAGCCTATACAATCGCAAGTGCTTACGCTGCGTCTATTTATTCTGGTGATCCAGTTAAATTAGTCACCGCTGGTACAATTCAACTTGGTACTTCTGACGGCACACGCGCAGGAACTACTGACGGCATTTCATTACTCGGTATTTTTGCTGGTGTTGAATATTTAGATTCAACCGGCAAACCAACCATTGCTCCATTCTGGACTGGTGGTACGACTGGCACACAGATTGTTGCTTGGGTATTTGACGATCCAGAAACTTTATATGATGTTCAGTTTGCAAACCCAGGAACAGCTGGTACTGATTCAGTTCAAACTGCGGTTGGTGCTGAATGCGACTGGCGACCAACAGCAGGCGGTTCAACTGCAACAGGTATCAGCGCAACTTATTTAGCGGCAGAATCAGCTACATCCGGTCAATTCCAAATCACCGGTTATGCTTATCTTGTTACCGATTCACCAACTGATGCATATGTAAACATGAGCGTTCGCTTGAACGAATCACAATACAAAGCACCTGTTAACACAGTAAGCTAAAAGGAGATTATAAATGGCTACTCCTATGAGAAGTACGGACTTTAGATCCGTAGTAGAACCAATCCTAAATGAAGTTTTTGATGGCGTTTACGAACAACGTGCTGATGAATGGAAACAGGTTTTCACCGAGCAAAAAGGTATTGCGCGTAACTATCACGAAGAACCCGTTTTATACGGATTCGGTGCTGCGCCTGAGTTACCTGATGGCATGGCTGTTACTTATCAATCAGGTGGTGTGTTGTTCTTGCAACGCTACTTGTACAAAGTGTATGGTCTTGCGTTTGCATTAACCAAAGTATTGGTTGAAGACGGTGATCATATCCGTATCGGTCAAACTTACGCTAAACACTTAGCGCAATCTTTGGTTGAAACAAAAGAAACTTTAGCTGCTAACATTTTGAACCGTGCTTTCAACGGCTCATATACAGGTGGTGACGGTGTATCTTTGATTGCAACAAACCATCCAATCGTTTCTGGTACATTCAGCAATCAGTTAACTACTGCCGCTGCGTTATCACAAACATCGTTAGAACAGTTGTTAATTCAAATCCGCAACGCTGTTGACAACAACGGTAAACGTATTCGCTTAACACCAAAACAAATCGTTACCGGTCCTAGCAACGTATTCCAAGCTGAAGTGTTATTGAAATCAGTTTTGCGTGCTGGCACAGCAGACAACGACATCAACCCTGTTAAATCTTTAGGTTTACTTGGTGATGGTCAAGCTAACTTATCTCGTATCACTTCTACAACTGCATGGTGGGTTCAAACTGACGCACCAGAAGGTTTGAAACTGTTAATGCGTCGCCCATTAGAGAAATCTATGGAAGGTGACTTTGAAACAGACTCAATGCGCTACAAAGCGACAGAGAGATACGTGCTGGGATGGACTGATCCAAGGGGAATTTTTGGTACGTCCGGAGTCTGAGGACTAGTCCAGCATAATTGGACACATTCTTGCTTTTGATGTTAATATGAGTTTTTTATTCATAAAAACAGAGGAAGCAAGATGGCTAAAAAATGTTCAATAGTAAATTGCATAGCTCCTGTGGTAGCACGGGAGTTATGTTCTACACACTACAAACGCTATCAACGTCACAAATCTACAGATCAAACTAGACCTTCTGATTGGGGTCAACGCGAAAAACATTCACTTTATAGAATATGGTGTGGAATCATTAGGTATCATCGTAAAAATATTTGCGATAAATGGTCAAATGATTTTTGGGAATTTGTAAAAGATGTACCAGAAAAAACATCAAATAGTCGAGCAAGTAGAATTACCGAAACTAAGCCTTGGTCAAAAGATAATTTTTATTGGCGTGAAGTTGATACAGCTTCAATAGATTCAAAAGAAAGGCAACGAAGATTTCGTAAAGCAAATCCGTTATATGGAAAAAATACATATTTAAAAAAAATGTATGGTGTTGACTTAAACTGGTACAACGCTCAATCTGAAAAGCAAAATCATGTTTGTGCAATTTGTAATGAACCAGAAACCGCTATTATTCATGGCAAAAAAATATCATTAGCTGTAGATCATTGTCATGATACTGGCAAAGTTCGTGGATTATTATGCAGGGCATGCAATAATGCGATTGGTGCATTTAAACATGATAAGTATATAATACAGCAAGCTATCAAATACTTAGAAGATAGTAATTATCTGGAAACCTTTAACGCTATGCACGACTGACCAGACAGACGACATGAAGACTGCATAGTAAAACCTTTCATGTAAGGAATCAAAATGGCTTCAACTACATTTACCGGACCTGTCACTTCTTTAAATGGCTTTATCGGTCCAGATGCTACAACTACATTAACAGCGGCATCTACTTTAACTGCTGCGCAAAGCGGACAAGTGTTCTTTTTAAACTCTGCAACAGAATTTGTAACGACACTTCCTGCGCCTGCGGCTGGTTTAAATTACACATTTATCGTTACTGCTGCTCCTTCCGGTGCAAGTTATACGATTGTTACCGCGTCAAGTGCAAACATCATCAAAGGTCAAGCGGTTAACGCTGCTGGCGTTGCTGGTGATACTGGTACTGCTGACGATACTATTTCTTTTGTTGATGGGCAAGCGGTTGCTGGCGATCAAGTTACTGTTATCAGTGACGGCACATCGTGGTTTGCAAAAGCGTTCTGCGCTGTTGCGGCTGGCGTGACATTTACACAAGCAAGCTAATTTGATGAGGCGTTAATTCGCCTCATTTCAATCAACAGGGGAGCATCATGGCTGATTTAGTAGCATCACAAACATTGCTTGACGGTGAACGATTGTTTATCGGCAAGTTTACAAATATCTCTGACGGCACAGGTGAAACTGCTGTTGTCAAAATTAACGTATCAACTCTTAGCGTAAATGCGTATGGTCGCGCGTGTAATGGCGTTAAGATTAATAAAATCTGGTCAACGACGCACGGCATGGAAGTGCGAATTCTATGGGATGCAACCACAGACTTATTCACATGGATGATTCCGCAAAATAGTAATTATTTGATGGATTTTTCAAGTTTTGGTGGTTTGCAAAACAATGCTGGAACTGGATCTAACGGCAACTTGCTATTTACTACACTAGATGCATCTGCTGGTGACATGTACTCAATTGTCATTGAATGCATTAAAACTTACGCAGACGCATAAAGTTATGAGTAGCGAAATGCAAATTATGCTGTGGAATATCGGACTTTCACTGATTATCACCATTATTGGTGCTATTTTGAAATATAAATGTGACGAATTAACACGAATTAGCATTTTGCTAAATAAAACTCGTGAAGAAGTGGCGCGTGAATATGTCACGAAAGTGGAAGTTCATACAGAAATAGATCGTTTAATGAGTCGGCTGGAAATCTTAGATGCAAAGCTCGACAGAATTATAGAAAGGGGTTAATACAATGGGAAAGTCATTAAAATATGTAACAGAGTTCGAATTTCCTTCGGATAAAGGTTACACTGGATCATGTGCAAAAGAACCTGCTAAAGCCTACGCTAAAGGCGGATCTTGTAGCGGATACGCCAAAGGTGGATCTTGTGACGGTTCGATGATGAAAGCTAAAGGCGGAAAAGTTGTTGAGCGTGCTACAGGTGAAAAATACCCAAGCCGTGAGGCAATGGTTCGTCATGAATCACTTGAAACACCAAGAATGCAACGTGACGAAGTGGTTAAACGCCAAGTGGTTAAAGCTCCACAAAACCGCAGACGTGGTGAGCCAATGATTGCACCAAAAAGTCGTGGCGACACATTGTTGGCACAAAGACAACAACAAGCATCACCTTTAAATGCTATTGCACAAGCTAATGTGCCTGGTGCGGCTATGAAAAAAGGCGGATCTGCTAAAGCATCAGCTAAAATCGGCAAAGTAATGGGCGAGTTTAAAGCAGGTGATTTGCATTCTGGTAGCAAGAAAGGACCGGAAGTGACAAACAAAAAGCAGGCAATGGCAATTGCAATGTCTGAGGCTAAAAAAGCATCAAGCAAAAAAAGTTAATGCTATAATTTGACAAAAAACTGAGGTTAATTAAATGGCATATTCTGGTGAAGTAAGTACAACGGTTTTTAACGCAATAAAAGTAGTAGATCACGCTTTTAGACGTTGTAGACTCCCTGCGCAAGCAATTACAGCAGAGATGCAAACTTACGCACTAGAATCGCTGTATTTATTGCTTTCTGATTTGGCAAACATAAAGACACCGAGCTGGTGTATTGAAAAAGTTATTCTGCCAATGTACGAGAATCAACCGGTGGTGACTCTACCAAATGGCACTGTTGAGGTTCTCAATTTAAATTACCGAACATTGCAGCCAGTTACCGGCTCAGTCGTGTCAACATCAACATCCTATACCGTAAATTTCACCACGCAAACCACCGTTGATACCATTGGCATAGAATGGAGTGGTAACGCTGTTCCACTGACATTTCAAGTAAGCACCAATGGCATTGTATGGGTTACAGTCGGAACGTCTTCTGACACGGCTACAGCAGGTGAAATAACATGGACAGACATATCTGGTGCGCTGGCTTATCAATATTTTAGAATCACATCAGCTTCGCCTATCTTGTACACAGTTATCACGATGGGAAATCTGCCACAAGAGATCCCACTTGGTCAGTTAAATCGCGACAGCTATGTGAATCAAAGCAACAAAGTTTTTCCTGGTCGTCCGAGCAATTATTATTTTCAACGTGATCTTCCACAACCAATTGTGAATTTATGGCCTGCACCGTTTTCAGCCGCAGAGCAAGCGCAATTAGTCTTGTGGCGGCATCGTCAAATCATGGATACGCAAAATCTGCAACAAGACGTTGAAATCCCGCAACGCTGGATAAATGCTATTGTAGATGGACTAGCGGCTGCTGTGGCAGGTGAAACACCGTCGGTTGATATGCAATTGATGGCTATTCTTGCACAAAAAGCGGCTATTAGTTTGCAGCGTGCATGGGATGGCGATAACGATGGATCACCAATTCAAATTAATCCTGGTATTGGAGTTTACACACGATGAGCGTATTCCTCGATCCAAGTGGACAGCCAACGTATGGCATTGCCATTTGTGGTCGCTGTTCGCGCAAAATGTTGTTGTCTGAGCTTTCACCGGATCCAAATTATCCTGGTTTGATGGTATGTAAAGAAGATAGAGATGAGTACGATCCGTATCGTCTTGCACCTCGCAGACCAGATCAGATTGTGTTGCCGTTCAATCGTCCAGACACACCAATTAACACTCATCCTGCCGGTGTCATACAAGAAGCAGGTGACGAATTTTTCATTACCGAGGACGGTAATTCTTATCTGGAGATGTAAAGAATGTCTGACGTACCAAGTAATCTAATTCCAACACGGATAACACAACTGCCAATTGCTCCCGAAGCATCAGAAGACAGTTTGATGATGATTGTCTATCAAGGCAATAATTATCAAATTAGAGTCGGAGATCTTTTAAGTGTTGCCGGTGTTCCTACGACACGACAAGTCATTGCCGGAACTAGCATGACTGGTGGTGGTCAACTTTCTAGCAATGTGACACTGAGTGTTGCCACTGGTGGTATTACAGGCACGCAGCTTAACAATACAGGCGTGACTGCTGGATCTTATGGCGATGCAACTAATATCCCTGTTTTCACAGTAGACGCAAATGGTCGTATCACGGCTGCATCAACAATTGCCGCCACTATTTCTGGATATGTTCCAGTTACACGTCAGGTCATCGCTGGTGACGGTTTAACAGGTGGTGGACCGCTAAATGCTAATGTAACACTTGAAGCTGACTTGTCAGATAGCACACCTCTAGTTGGTGATACAACTGGCTCTGCTGGTGTTGCAACGTCAGTGTCGCGCTCAGATCATCAGCACCCGCAAGTTGATTTATCGAGTGATGATCAAGTTACAAATATATTGGGTTTGAGTCATGGCGGTACGGCACGCAGTCTTGTGCCAAACGCTGGTGCAATTATTTGGTCTGGTGCTGACGGCTTGTATGTTGGTCCTGCTGGTTCTGCTGGACAAGTTTTAGTTTCCGGTGGCACTGCCGCACCGACTTGGGGTTCAGCATTAATTGTTTCAGATCAAGCGGCAAATCTTGTGTATGCAGGACCTGCAAGTGGATCTGCTGCACCAACAGCGTTTCGTGCATTAGTTAATGATGATTTACCTGCTTCGGGTGTAACTGCTAACACTTATGGATCTTCGTCTTTAGTGCCAGTGATTACGGTCAATTCTAAAGGTGTGATTACTTCTGTTTCAACGGCAAGCATTACAGCAGTTGGTACAGTAACTTCTGTTGCTATGACAGTGCCAACTGGTTTGTCAATTAGCGGATCGCCAATAACAACGTCTGGTACATTAGCGTTAACCTTTGCGTCTGGTTATTCAATCCCAACAGACGCTAATCAAACCAACTGGACAACAGCGTACACACAAACACAGCAATGGAATGGTGGAAGCACAAACTTAGTCGCATCTACAGGCAGAACATCGCTTGGTGGTACGACTGTTGGTCAAAGTATGTTTACGCTTACTAATCCGAGCGCAATCACGTTTCCACGATTCAATGCAGACAACACGGTTTCAGCATTGAATGCCGCTGATTTTAGAACAGCGATTGGTGCTGGTTCGGGTGGCGGCACTGTTTCATCTGTGTCGGTTACCAGTTCAAACGGTTTTGCAGGAACGGTAGCGGATGCAACCACGACACCAGCTATTACGTTAACGACTAGCATTACCGGAGTTCTTAAAGGTAACGGTACTGCTATTTCAGCCGCAACGCCTGGTACAGATTACAGTGCAGGAACGTCGGCACTTGCGACAGGTATTTTAAAAAGCACAACTACGACAGGTGCGTTGACGATTGCTGTTGCTGGAACTGACTATGTTGCGCCTGGCGGTGCGCTTGGTACGCCATCAAGTGGCACGCTTACAAACTGTACATTTCCAACACTTAATCAAAACACGACAGGCACAGCGGAAAATGTAACAGGAATAGTTGCAGTCGCTAACGGTGGAACGGGTAACGCTAATGGTATCAACGGAGGCACATTCTAATGGCAAATATTGAAGATTTAATAGATAAAATGTTTGAAAGCAGGAATGCTGCTCACATTGAACATTGGAAAACCAAAAATGGTGAAGTTCATCGTGCGCTTGGATCTTATTATGATGACGTTATTGAAATGACCGACAAGCTCGTTGAAGCCTATCAAGGTACGTTTGGTATTGTTGGTGACGTTGACGGTGAGGTTGAGGACGTTACGCGATTAATTCACGATGATATAATCTGGCTTAACGAAAACAGAAGCAAAATTGCAAAAAATATTCCAGCACTTGAAAATATCGTTGATGAGTTGACTGGTTTGCACATGACAACGCTTTATAAATTAGAAAATTTGAGGTAACAACATGGCTCAAACAGGCTATACACCAATACAACTTTATCGTACCACTACTTCCGGTGCATCACCTACTGCTGGAAATTTAACTGCTGGCGAGCTTGCAATAAACTACAACACAGCGGATATGTCAGTTTGGGCATTAAACACAGGTGGATCTGTAATACGATTAATGAACAATCCTGCCGGTTTAAAGTATCCGACAACGGATGGTACAGCAAACCAAGTAATGGTCACTAACGGATCTGGCGTTCTATCGTGGGCGGCAGGACCTTCTGGTACTTATTTGCCGTTAGCTGGCGGCACGATGACTGGTGCAATTACGTTTGCGGCCGGTCAAACATTTACAGGAACATTACCGCTAACTGGCGGCACGATGACGGGTCTTTTGACTACGAAAGAGTTAGCGTTAACTAAAACTGCACCAAGCATTTCAGCAGGTGTGCTTACACTAGACTGCTCATTATCTAATACATTTGCGGTTAGTTTAAACGCTGCAATCACTTCGTTTACTGTGAGTAATATTCCAACATCTGGTAGTTACTACGAGTTTAATTTAGAGTTTACAGCAGACGGTACAGCGCGTAGCGTGACATGGACTTTCTCAAGCGTTGCTGTTAAATGGCCTGGTGGAACAGCACCTACACTCACAAGTACAAACGGTAAAAAAGATACCTTCGTATTCTACACTTACGATGCAGGTACGACTTGGCTTGGCTTTGTTGCAGGACAGAACCTATGAGCCTTTTAAAAGTAGCTGGAACTACAGCTTCAAGCGGTACACTCTATGTAAATGACGTATTTTCTGTGTATCTCTACACAGGCAACGGCTCAACGCAAACCATCACTAACGGCATTGACTTGGCGGGTAAGGGTGGGTTGGTGTGGGTTAAGACTCGTTCCGCAGGTTCTTTGTCGCACTCTTTGAATGACACCACGCGCGGTGCGGGATACAGTTTATCAACAAATAACACCCTTGCGCAAAGTAGTTTTTATAACGACGAGCTAACAGCGTTTAATTCAACGGGATTCACTCTTGGCGCAGACGTAAATCAAGGTATCATGAACCTAAATTCGGCAACCTACGTCTCATGGACATTCCGCAAAGCCGCGAAGTTTTTTGATGTGGTGACTTATACGGGGAATGGGGTTGCTGGTAGACAGATTGCACATAGTCTTGGCACTACTGTTGGGATGATTATAGTTAAAACACTAAACACTCCCGACCAATGGCGCTGTTATCACAGTGCGCTTGGTGCAACGAAACAGATATTCCTCAACCTAACAAACGCCGCAAGCAATAGCGGACTGAACGCTTGGAATAACACGGAACCAACAAGCACCGACTTTACTGTTGGTACAGACTGTAACTCCAACGGCGCAACTTACGTCGCCTACCTATACGCTCACGACACGTCATCAACTGGGGTTATTCAGTGTGGGAGTTATGTTGAAACTACTGGTGCAAATGCAGTAAACCTTGGATGGGAACCTCAGTATTTGATGGTAAAAAATGCAAGTGTAACAGGAAATTGGTGGCTTATTGACACTATGCGGGGAATGGATGTAAGTGGGTTAGATGCACTTCTTGGAGCAAACACGGCTAATGCGGAAGTTTCCGCAGGGGGTAATTGGTACCCTACAGCAACAGGATTTGCAAATGATGCGTCACCTGGTAATGGTCAAACTTACATCTACATGGCAATCCGTATGCCAAACAAGCCGCCTACAACGGGGACGCAGGTTTATTATTCATCTCTTGGTACAGGGGGTACTCCTGGTATTGTTTCTGGTTTTCCACCAGATTTAGCTATAGGAGATTTTATTACAAATGGAGGGACGTATCCATTTTTTCCAATATGGACAGATAGGCTGCGAGGTGATAATAATTCGTTAGTTAGTTCTTCTACTGGAGTTGAAGCACAGCATCTTGCTTCTTGTATACTTTATCAAACTGGTTTTGGAACAAATGCTTGGACTAACGCACTTAACGCTTGGTTATTCAAACGCGCCCCCGGATTCTTTGATGAGGTTTGCTATACTGGAAATGGTAGTGGTAGCGGTCAAATTATCAACCACAATCTTGGCGTAACTCCAGAATTGATTATTATCAAATCGCGTAGCGGTGCATATCAATGGCACGTCTATGTAGCAAGTTTAGGTCAAAGTACCGCGTTGTTTTTAGAGGACACTTCTGCGGCACAGGCAAACGGTGCATTTACTGGCGGAACAATCAATTCAACGCAGTTTCAATTAAAAGTAGATTATTTAAATGTTAATGGTTCTGGCGTTACTTATGTTTCGTACCTATTCGCCACATTAGCTGAAATCTCTAAAGTAGGCTCTTACACGGGTAATGGAACAACACAAGCAATTGCGTGTGGCTTCTCTGCTGGTGCGAGGTTCGTGTTAATTAAGCGTACAGACTCTACTGGCGGTTGGTACACATTCGATTCGGCTCGTGGGTTAACAAGTGGTTCAAGTCCATACTTACTGCTTAATAGCACAGCGGCAGAGGTCACAGGCAATAATGGTGTCTACGCATCAACAGGTGGCTTTACACTTGACTCAACAGCATCGACTACCACGAACATTAACGGGGCTTCATACATTTATTTGAGCGTAGCTTGAGGATAAACAATGACAAACTATATTAACTTAGAAACGAACCAACTCTGCACAGAATCTGAAATCCGTGCGGCACACCCAAACACATCATTTGCAACGCCATTTAATCCAGACGGCTATGCAGTAGTACACGATGCAGGACAACCAGATTACGATAAGTACACACAGACAGTAGCGCAAGGCGTACCTATAGAGGCTTTGCCAAATCATTGGGAACAAACATGGGTGGTATTACAGTTAAATG